TCAGCATCTATATATACTCCATCAGGGACTACTCTAGAAATTACTTGCTGCAGTTTTAAATGTGTTATCTGAATTAAATCAGCAAAAGGTATCATCCTACGAGTTAAAGACTCTATAACTCCCTTATACATACGAGGAGCCGAAGCCACATAGTTCGGGATAGCAAACTGAGAAGCAGATTTAGGACGAACCATATTCTCTGCCGCTTGCCACTTAAGGATAATATTGGTTCCCATAACCATAACCCCATCATACCATATATCTATAGTCTTCTCAATCTTTTCAAAATTCCCTTCTTCCATCATCTCGTCCGGTGGATTGAATTGGTCATCCTTCTCAATCATCCTAGAACCTCCTCCTTCTAAGTTTTTCTTTTTATATACAATCTTCTGTGTACTTTTATAATTAAAATACATCAGAGTGGTAGTATCACGATAGAATATATCGTTGTCATAGAACTGAGCTACATTATAATAGTCATACCAACTTTGCCCACTTTTAGAAATCTCTTCTAAATCTTCTTTAGTAAGAGAAGGGTCTATCTTAAGGAGTTCTGTAATATGAACAGTTTTAATCTCCCCCCAATAGAAACAGTCTTTAAACTGTGGGTCTTCTGTGTAACTATAGACCACATTCGCAGGGTCTACATAACTTAACTTAACTCCTGTGCCGGGTAAAAATTCGTGCTTGGCTACCGATATACCTAAGACTGTTAAGTCATAATCTAATCGTCGCCTAATATCATCATAGTGGTTCTCATCAAGAATAGTGTTTATAGCTTCCTCTTCAGCAATTTCAATAGCAGGCTTATAATTAAGCTGCATATATAATTGTAGTTCTTCATCGGAAGTAGGCAACTCTTCAGGAGGCATCACAAAAGTATCTACTCCTGTTTGACGTTGTATAGATTCGAGTATAGGTTTAGCGGCCATCTGACCTTCAATCATACTCTGATACTGACTTCTTTTAGATTGAGAGATTGCATCTTGAGCATATGCTTTTACTTTAAACATATGTTCAGACATACCATTAACCACAATATCTACAAACTTAGGTAGGATAGGTACAGGGGTCCAATCTAAATTTAGATAAGACAAATCACCATCAACAGCAAGTTCGTTTTTATATTTTGCAATAGACTGTTCTCCACGAGCATACAACCGCAGTTTATTAAAATCTCGCGCTTGGGTATAAAATCTGCACTGATTACTAGTCTTTTTAAACCACTCATATTGAATAGCCTGACCAATCTGAAGCCCAAATTCTACCGTTGCTTTTTCTGCGTCAGACACAAATTGGCTAGGAAAGCCTGCAGATGATATGTTTACTTTGACATTCTTCATCTAATTATCTCACTTGTTGTTCCATCATTTTTATACTGAGCGAAGGTAAGGCTTAATTTTTTCGTCTTTTGCACAGGAATATATAAATGTTTTTGATTTGCCATAATAGCAAGACCCGAACTAATAGCCGCATCATACTTTGTTCTATTACTTATATCAAACTTAGCCCAATCCTCAAGAGTCCTTACAAAAGGCATAGTCCCCATCTCATCTGAATCTCTAAATGCTCCTTCTAAATCTAACCCTACATATTTCTCTATATATGACTCAATAGCTGAAGCATGTGCTTGTTTTATATCCTCCGAAGAGTTCGGCATACCTCCTAACTCCCGCTCAGTTTTTGAGAGTTTATTGAAATGTTTATCAGGTCTATTCATGCAAAACCCACGGTATCCTCGATTTTTAAAGTGATAAAGCAACCTCGGTTTGTTATTCTCTATAAGGATAGGCATACCATAAAACACACAAGCCATAAGTACCTCTTCGAAAAATATCTCTGCCGTTTGAGGTCTAGCAATATATTCTAAAAAAAACTCATTAGTAGGAGCCTCGTCCATATGAAACTTCGTCATCCCATGAAGAGCCCCATTAGAACCTCCTCCTCCAACTACTCCTGAAATATCATAAGAGTCACATCCAAAAGAGCCAAGATGCTCATTGCCGGGATACTTAATCCCACCTCTTGTTTCTACCCTATTCTGTAACACAGGATTAGGAGTCCAACTTACTCTAAATCTCCCACGGATATCGGGATAGAAAACAACCTCTGAATCTATTTTTCCGTTTTTCCATCCGAAAGACCCATGAGTAACATATTGTTCTCGTACTAAAGATTCAGCATAATCTAACTGCTGATAGATTTTAGTGAGGTTAAATATAGAAGACTTGCTCTCATCTCTAAAAGCATGGGACTCCGTGCGAGGGAACTGTCTATAGAACTCATTTAAGGCATCAGGGTCATTCTTTAATGACTCTACTTCAGCCTTCCAATATGTCAATGCTCCTGACTTAATCATTAAATCGTCTATACCCTTAACAGGTGTTATAGGCTTATCTACTACAGGCTCCCCAAATCGGTCAATAAAACCCTCCATATTATACTCCATAGGAATAAATAAAGAGTATAGCCCGCTTTTAGTCTGCCCGTTTCCATTGCGGTTTTTTGCATTTGAATCCTCATATAACTTCTTAAAGTTATCTCCTCCCTTGCTTAAAGCATTAGAAGTAGACCCCATCAAACACTTACCTATAATTCGGCTACCTAAACGTAGACATGTTTTCGTAACACGCCAATTATTTAAAATGTTATTTGGCTTAATCCATTTCCCACTCTCGTCATGTACAAGTAGCAAAAGCTTTTCTCCATCGTAGGAGTTATCGTCTGTATTCTTCCAATCAATAGTGGTATCCAATCCATCCAACTCCTCAATAGACAGTAGATGCATATTTTTCTTTGTAATCTTAGAGGCAGGTATCCTAAACGCTAGCTCAGTTTTAGGTTTGTCCATACCATCTTGTATAGGCTTAAAGAAAAAAGGCAACCTATTGGCTATAGGCACAACTTTATCGGTAAACATCTTCTTGGCATCAGAACCTGTTTTAGAAAGTATACCTACACGAGAGTCTTTAGCTAAACTTCCGGTATTTACACACTCTGAAGACCCCATAAAAGAAAATCCTGAACGCCTAATTTTTAAATAAGACATCCCAAAACATCTGTTATCCGCTTTACAAGCTTCCCAATATATGAAAAACATTCTATTTGCTTCACGAAAGTCAGGATACCCTACATCTATAGTGGCCCATTGTAGATACATATAGTGAGCTCCTGTAATATATGTAGGTATACCATTATTCATAAACCAATGCCCTTGCTCTCTTTGGTCAAACTCTGCCTCGATATAATCTATCCATCTATCTTTAAAGCCTGAGGGCATTTCATTCCATTGGAATATAGAGGCTATTCTTGATAATGGCTTAGGTAGCTCAGTTCGCTTCCAATACTGTAATTCTTTTTTCTCTTCTGCAGGTATATCTTTAGGCGCTAAAGGAAGTCCAATATTTATACCTGAGATATGTATTATCTTTCCAAGTTGTCCTGTAGTAGAGATAATGATAGTATCATATGCGGAGTTATATCCATACTTCCATGTTTTTGCCCGATTTTTCTTAGACATAACATTAGTAGGTACTAATTTATGTACCGTCGTATATAGCTTATTTTTTTGCTCTTTGTTCTGCAAATCCCTGTTTACTATCGGTGCGACTTCCGCTACTACTCGCTAAGTTAATGTTTTCTTGCTCAACTTCTATTTTAGCTAAAATATCAAACGCATCGAAGATGCAAAGCTTTTTTGTAGCCGCTGCATTTTTTAATCTATCTGCGGCTAATTCATCTTCAGGGTCAGGTTTAATAATATCCTCTAAAGCAACTTTAATCAACTGTTCTACAGCACGTTTACCTGCGGCAATTATCTTTATTTTAAGCTCGTTAGATTCCATTTGCCATAGTAATTTGATGGTCATATATCCTATATAACTTCTCTCCATTAATATCAAAAGCATACTCAGAGTCAGGAGTAAAAGATATCTTAGTTCCTTTTTTTACCCCTTGAGTAAGGAGGTATTTATTAGGATATTCCATAAGTCCCATCAAAGGCTCTTCAGTTCCGGGTTTAGAAAGCAAAGACTTTTCTATAGGAATAGGTTTAACAAAACAAAAGCGGTCATGAGAATGCCACTCTCCATTTTGTTTATATAAAAAAAATTGGTCTGTATCCACAAAAAATAAATCATCACGGAAAAAACTCTTCCCGCTTTTTCTTCTCCCTTTTATATCATTATAGAACTTAAAGACATTGTGGTGTACAAGCAAGGTGTCTCCTACTTTAATAGGACCGTCATAACCTATAGGCAACTCTTTTACTACAGCCTCACGATTGGATGCGGAAGCATCTTCTTCTGAACTACTTATAATAAGGTCTATCCCTCCAATTTTTTTCGTATTGGAGTAGCGCCTCCCTAAAGAAGGTTGGACGATAAAATTAAAAGGTGATTTCATTAAAAGTTTATGTTGTACTCAATAGAAACAGGCATCGTCTCACGAAACTCTTTCCATAAG